GATGCAAACTTCAACTCGTAACCAAATTAAGATTTTAGCTCAAAACCCGAATTTAAAAATGGTTGTTGAAACAAACAACGATTCTTCAGGTGCTAAATTCTTCTATATTGGTAGAGCAAATGGAGCTGTATTGAATGCAGGACAGGGTCAGTCAGGAACTGCTTTAGGTGATGCTAACGGATATACCTTAACATTCACTGCTCAAGAGCCATCACCAGCTGATGTAATCACTGGTACAACTCTTAGCGATGCATTAACAGGAATAACTGTTTCACAATAAGTGATGAAAGATATAGTGGAGGGGAGAAATCCTCTCCACTTTTATCTTTTTAATATAATAACATAGAGTATGCAAACAGTAGAAGAAAATAAAATAAATTACTTTGTATTTCCATATGAGGCGTTTTCGGATGCTGGATTGGAAGATGGTCAATATTTTTTGTACGCATACCCTACAATGGCCAATGATACTGGTAGTGCTGATGGTAGTCTTGTTTCGGTAACTCGTAAAGATGATAGATGGAGAGTGGTGAGTACCTACATAGAGAGTACCAATACATCAGCAAATGATAAATTATTTTTAAGAGCAGGAACAACCTACGAAATACAATTGAAATGGGGAGTTCTTAATGAACAAATTTGGGGTAATGTATCAACCCTTTGGACAGAAGCTGTAAATGAATGGTCATACAATGAGATTGATTTTCAAACAAATAATTCAATTGTAATTTCATCAGATAGAGCATTTTGTTCAGGTTCGGTTTCTCCCAATCAAAAAATATACATATCTTCAAATGAGGATGCTGTACTGACAATATATCAAGGGTAAGAATGGAAAAAGAATTAAATAGACATAAATTAACCATAATTCCAAAGTACGGAAATTACTATTATCCTACATCTAAAGTATTTGAAGATGATAAAGGTAAGGTAGTTTATTATGGCGATTCAAATGAGTTCCCACAATATGTGATTGAATTATTTAATAAATCATCAATCAATGGAACTGCTATTATTGCAAAAAGAGATGGTATTATTGGAGATGGATTAACAGCGGATAACGAAGATATTTTAGAATATGCAAATAAAGAAGGTGAATCTTGGAATGATATATTCAAGAAAGTTGCATTAGATAGAGCATTATTTGGTGGATTTGCATTAGAGATTATTTGGACAAACGATAGAACAAAGATTGCAGAAGTTTATCACATCGATTTCTCGTATGTAAGAGCACATAAGATGAATGAGAGAGGAATTATACCTGGATATTATATCTCCTCAGATTTCCAAAATAAAGGACGTTTAAGAATAAATGTAGATGATTTAACTTACATACCAAGGTTCAATAAATTAGATAGAACTTCACCTTCACAAATTATATATACAGGTGGTTATAGACCAGGCATGAGATATTATCCCTTACCCGATTATCATGCAGGTTTAAACATCATCGAACTTGATGCGGAAATAGATAATTTCCACAAAAACAATATTAGAAATGGTTTAGCACCTTCATTATCAATTACAACATTTACAAATGCAGATACTGAAGAAAGACAAATCATTGAACAACAATTAAGAGATGCGTATGCTGGAAGTGATAATGCTGGTTCTCTTATTTACATGGATGTTGCAAATAAAGAAGAAGCACCAATCATCACACCAATTCCACAGAATGGTGCTGATGGGTATTATACTACTGTTAACGATATGGTGGTACAAAAGATACTTACTGCACATAGAATTACTTCACCAATGATTTTAGGTATTAAAACAGAAGGTCAATTGGGTGGTAGAACAGAAATGTTAGAAGCTTATGCACATTTCCAAAAAACAGTAATTGAACCAATGCAATCTGATATTCTATCAGTATTTGAAGATATATTTAAAGTAAATGGTATTGATACTACTTTAGGAGTTGTTACTACAAGAATATTTGAAGATGGTGAAGAAACAGATGTAGTAACTTCAGTAGATACAGAAGTATCAGAAGAAAGTAATTTGGAAAATATAGTAAATATCCAAGAACAACCTAAAAATGAGGGAGTAATCTAATGCAAAATACATTATTAATTTCAGAAGCTAAGTTAAAAGCTTTCACAGATATAAATAATAATCTTGACCCTGCGTTGATGAAATCAACAATCAGAGAAGCACAGATTATCCACATTACTCGTTTATTGGGTACAAAATTATATGATAGAATTTTAAGTGATGTAGATTCTAATCAACTTACAGGTAATTACAAAACACTTGTAGATGATTATATACAAGATGCATTACTTTACTGGTCTTACTATGAATCACTTGAAGCAATTTATTTAAGACCAAGAAACAATGGTTTATTACAACCACAAGGAGGTGATAACTCACTTTCTGTGGATATGATGGTTTATGATAAGAAAAGACAATCTGTAAAAAACAAAGCAGAATACTTTTCTGAGAGATTGGTAGATTTCTTGTGTTTCAATAATAATTTATTTCCAGAGTATGGAACTGAAACTAATGATGATATCTATCCAGATTCAGGTATACAATTTAAATCTCCAATCGTATTTAGAAAAACAATTAGAGATAATATTGAACAAATGGGTATTAAAGTAGTGAATTCACGATACAAGTATTTACCACAATAAAAAGAGGACTTTTAAGAAATGGCAAATTATAATTTAACAAATCAATCGATATCATCATCTTTTCAACAATTGTTGCAAAAAAATGAAGATACTGGAAAACTTGTAGATGGAACAGGTTCGGTTGTACAAGATTTAGAAATTACAGGTTCAGTAACCGCATCTTACTTTGTGGGTGATGGTAGTTTATTAACAAATGTATCTGCATCAGTAGTACTACCAAATGGTGTAGTATCTGGTTCATCACAGATTGATTTATCACTTGCAAGTGGTGTTGCAGTTTCATCCTCTTATGCAATCACTTCTTCTCATGCGTTAAATGGTGGTGTAACTTCTATCATTGCTGGTAACAATATTACAATAGACCAATCACAAGGTAATGTAACAATAAACTCAACAACAACAGCATCTGCAGATTGGAATAACCTTACTAACATTCCAAGTGGATTAGTTTCTTCATCAGAACAATTACCTGCAGGATTAGTATCAGGTTCATCTCAGATTATCCTTACAGATACTACTGGTGATATTGGTGGTAATCGTATTACTGGTTCAGTATCAAATGCAATTAGTTCATCTTATGCTGTAACTGCTTCTTATGCATTGAATGTAGAAACAATTGATACTGGTTCTTTATTGGTAACTGCATCATTTGATAATGGTACAAGAGATTTAACTTTTACAAAAGGTGATAGTTCACAATTCTCAGTAAACATACCTGATGTAAGTGGTAGTGATTTACCTGCAGGTTTAGTATCTGGTTCTTCACAAATTATATTAGAAGATACAACCTTTACAGATGGTTCAAATGATATGTTCTTATCTACTGATGGAGCGGGTAACCTTTCATTTGATTGGGTAAAAACACTTCACCAAAATATTCACAATGCAGAAGCAACACCAATATTAAGAGGAACTCCTTTATTCGTATCAGGAGCAACTGGTGATAATGCAAATGTTTATATTGCAGATGCAGGAAATCCTTTAAGAAGACCAGCAACCTTGATTGCTTTTGATGAAACACTTGCAGCAAGTGCAACTGGTACTGGTATCATTAGTGGTGAGATTCAAGGAGTAGATACAAACTTATATCCTGCAGGAACCGTAGTTTATTTAGGAGTAGGTGGAGGATGGAGTTCAACAAGACCAACAGGTTCTGCATCAGTTCAAGCATTAGGAGTAATTACTCGTTCTTCTAACAATGGTAGAGGTGTTGTATTCAATCAAATTGGAAACAACTTACCAAACATTGCACAAGATAAAGTTTGGGTAGGTGATTCTAATGGAGTTCCACAAGAGGTATCTATAAATAACTTAGGATTAGCACTTACTGGTTCAAACAACACATTTAGTGGTACACAAACATTCAATGATATCGTTGTTAATGGAACAGGTTCATTTGCATATATTCAATCAGTAACTGGTTCAGCAAAGATTATCGGTGATGCGTATATCATTCTAAACAATGATACACCAACTGAAAGATATGCTGGTATTAAAGTACAAGATTCTGGTTCAACCAATACTACTGCATCTCTTGAATTTGATGGAGTAAATAACGATTGGTTCTACGAATATACAGATGATGGTGGTGTAACAACTGACCATGGTGTTGTTTTATTTGGACCTGAGTATGATACTAAAGGAACACCAAGTTATCCTTTAACTAATGTAATACAAAAAGGAACAGGTACTCATCACTTAACAGGTTCTAATATTACCGATGATGGTTCACTTGTAGTAATCACTTCTAATACTGAAAACACTGGTTCATTTGGAGTACAAGGTCAGTTAAAAACTACTGCAAATGGAACAACTTCAACTGGTACTATTTTAACTGAAAATGTTGGTAGTGGTGGTAGAACAGGTTTAACATTCTCACAACCAGCATTTAACTCATCATTCCAAATTGCACAAAACCCTAACACAGGTGGTGGTCAAGTTGCATTACAAAAAGCAGGAGTAGGACAAGTTGTATTCAACTTAGATGGTACTTCTGGACTAGCAACAGTATCAGTTGCTAATGGTATTGTTAATAATAATTCATATCTTGGTTCTGATTATATTCAGGCACAGAATGCATCTGGTTCAATAGATAGAAGATTGATTTTGGGTGTTGCATCAATTAATCACCCATCACCCAATTTAACAGGTCATGTACCTTACATTGCAATTAGAACCAATACTGGTTTCCAAGAAGTAATGACATTCCAAGACCCAAGTACATACACAGATGGAACTGTAACGTTTAAAACACCAATTAGTTCATCTGAAAGTTTAAGTGTACAAGAATTAGCAGTACCAGGTAAAGCATTCCTTGGTGAATTTACTGGTTCACTACAAAGTGGATATATGTGGGTAGGAAATGGTGGTGATGAATCTGAACAGATTCCAACTTCATCATTTGATGATAGATATGCTGTAAAACTTGGAGATAATTCATTCACAGGTTCAAATACATTCTCTGGTTCTAACTTTACAATTTCTGCAGGAACAACTGCATCTATTGAAGAACAACCATTCGTACCTGTATTTACTGCAAGAGAATTAATTGGATTTAATAAATCTTATGGAACAATTGGTAACTATCCTATTAGTGATTTATCAACTGCTGGTATTTTCTTAGAAGGTAACAATACAGATATAGTTAGAGCAGCTGGTATTACTACTAAGTTTGAATCTTCTGGTTCAGCACTTACTTCATATAGGTCTCACTCACCAATTGCAATGGAAGATAAAATTTCATCTTCTGGTACAGGTTATCTTACATTTGTAAGACAACAATATGAGGGTGATGGTTCAACTACCCTAACAATGGGAAGTAATGGTAAAATACTTATTGGTACAGGTGGAGGTGGAATTCCTACATCTCAATTCTCATTAGGTAATCCAACAATGACAACACCAGTACAAGTATGGGGTAGTGGTGGTTTATATGTGAATGGTGGACCTTCTGGTACAAATGGTGTATTCTTAACTTCAAGTTCTTTAGATATCGTAAATGCATCAACTACATTTAGTGGGTCTATTAAATCAGAAGTAAGTACAATATCTGTTGTATCTGATACAGCATCAGTTGATTTTAGTTCTACATCTATGTTTGAATTAACACTCGTGAGTGGCTCAGATACACACATTGATGGAACTAATGTTGGAAGTGGTCAAACACTTAACTTATTAATCAAACAACCTTCTGTTGGTACAGGTTCGGTATCATTCTCACCATCGTTCTTACAACCTACTGGTTCAGAATATATACCAACTGCAGTATCAGATTCAGAAGATATTTTAACACTTGTAACCTTTAGTGACACATCTAAGATATATGTTGCTAATGTTAAACAATTAGTATAATATGATAATAAAACCTTTTTCATATTTACATCAATCAGTAGAAGAAGCTGCTGGTGTTCCATTTGAATCAAATATGTTATTTTGGTTCAAGGATATTACCAATACTGAAAGTGGTAAAGTTTGGTCAGATTCATCTCCTGCAAATACAAGTACAGCAACATTAGTTGGTACAAATGCTACGGTATCTGGTGGTGCAGCTAGAATTAATAACTCTTCTTCACCTACTACAAACAGATTAATAATTAAACCAACAACAAGTACAATAAATGTAAAAAGTTTATTATTGTTGTTTAATAACCCAGATATCCAAGCAGGTTCAGGTACTACAAGAAATTACTTCTATGATTGTAGAGATGCAAATGCACAATCTCCTGATAATGCTGGTTTCTTTAATCAGTATGATTCAACCTCAACAGCTTCAGATAAAGTTCATGGTAATGATGCAACGTTCTTTGCATATAATGCTGGTGAAGCTTCTGCATTTAATGGAGGTACTATTACCACAACTCTTTTAACAGATGGTACTAATAATAGTACTGGTGGTAATGATTATTATCAATGGTTAGGTCCTAATGGTAGAAGTGTTAATAATACAAAAAGAATATTTTTCTTTAATTACAACTCCAATAAAGATGTACAAATTACAACTACGAATGAAGGTTGGTATTTTGGTACAAACGATGGTGGTACTGAAGGAGGTTCATTTGCGTATTATGAAATAATAGGATATGATACAGCACTAACATTTTCTCAATTTGAAACCGTTGTAGATTGGTTAAAAGGAAGGGGGATAATAACATAATGAAAAACGTAGATATAACACTTATAAGAAATAATTCAGGAACGAATTTATTTACTTTCTTAGATGAAGAAACTTCAGAAGAAGTATTGGTTAAAGAATTTCAAATAAACGAAACGCATTCAATGAATGTAAGAGATGGATTATACACATTTAAAATAATAAACCATAATAATAATGATGATTTTGATTTTGTGAGTTCATCTTTGGATTAAAACAATTTTTCTTTATATTTATTATTGTCAATAAGATATAACTTCGTAACACCAATAAAAAACCTGTTATATGAAAAATATTTCAGGTTTTTTTGTTGTTTTTTAGTTTTCGTAATACTTATTATAAAGGAAACATTAGATGGACTTAAGAAAATACATAGAAACACACTTTGATGAGATTAAAAGAAAGATAATTGCAGTAACAAGAAATAATTCAAATACTGATGATTTAATTTCTGATTGTATCTTATCTTTATTAGAAAAAGGAAGTGATTATCACCAACAATTAATATTAGATGATAAGGTTCAACATTACTTAGTTAAAATGGCTTACATTCAATTTAATTCTTCAACTTCACCATTTCATTTAAAATATCGTAATCCAAATGGCGTACAAGAATTACAAGATTATCATGAGAATGAAATAGAAGTAGAAGAAGAGGTAAAAGAAAATAAAGAAAAATTATCAGAAGATATAAAACTTTATATAGGTAATTTACCATTCTATGAAAGAGAACTTGCAACACAACATTTTATTGAAGGTTTATCTCAAAGAAAAATGAGTAAGAAATATAACATTAATAGAATTCATATTTCTAAAGATTTAAACAATATTAAAAAAAATATTAAAGTAACATTTAACAGAAACAAATATAGAGATGAATAACGAAGTTTTAACATACGGATTATCATTAATAGGAGCACTATCACTTGGATATCTTTGTTTTAAAGGTGGTTTATGGATATGGGAACATAAACCTTCATTCAAGTGGAGAAACCCTCTTAAAACTTATATTAGGAGGGAAGTAATTAATTATTTAAAAGAAATACAAAACGAAAGGTAACATGAAAACAAAACAAATTGAAAATTATGAAAATTATTCAGTATCGGATACTGGTATAATCGTATCAACTGCAAAAGTTGTACCAATAATCTTAAAACCACAAAAAGCATCACAATCTAAAAAGAAATATCTTCAAGTTAGATTATATAATGAAGAATCTCCATTAACAAAAAAAGGAAAAAAACTTGGTAAATTATTTACATAGATTGGTATGGGAAGCATTTAATGGTAAAATACCTGATGGTTATGAAATAGACCATATAGATAATAATCCACATAATAATAATTTAGATAATTTACAATTATTAAGTAGAAGAGATAATATACTTAAAACTTACGAAGGAGAAGATACATTTTATCTAAGACAAGTTAGAGATGAAGTAATTAAAGATTATATAGAAATTCGTAATTATGATGAACTTGCAAATAAATGGAATGTATCACCATCAACTATTTTTAGAACAATAAAAAATAAAATGAATAAAAATATTAAAGGTAAATATCACCAAGTATTATTTGATGAAGAAAATACAGATTTATTTGCAACAACAAATTTAAGAGGAAAAACACAAAAACAATTAATAGAACTATGGGAAAAAAATTATGGTGTAAAATACAACTCGGAACTTGGTTAGAAAAGTTCATAGATTTCGTTACCTTTGGAAACGGAGCGTGGTATGCTTACATAGTAGCAGTTAAGTGGTTAGGTTACGAATCATGTGGATGTGAAGAAAGAAAAGAATGGCTGAATAAATTAACTTGTAAAGATTACAAAAATGAGCAAAATTAAATTAACATTAGAACAAGAAGCTTTGGTACTATTTTATATAGAACATTATAGAGGTAGAACCATGAAAGGTGAAGCAAGACAAACAATGTATGATGTATATGGATTATTCAAGAATGATGGTAGAACTTCATCAGTATGTTCTTGTTTAGATAGAGATACACATAATAAGATAGAAGGATTTATAAACAATATAGATTGGTCTGAAGAAACTATCTCATCACCTAAGATGAAACAACTTTTACCTCATGTATGGGTAGAACCTGTTATATTAGAAGAAGAATCTACACAACCAATTGATATGAATGAAGTATTGGAAAGTATGATGATTAAAACCACTATACCTCAAGAAGAT